AGCGGCCGCACCCGCGTCACGCCGTCGGACAATCAACCGTTCCTGCCGGGAATGGATCCCGCCGGAAACAAGGAGGCAAGCAAGCCCGCCGGCCTCGGAAAGTTCGCGCCGACGTAGCACGGCCCGCCGCCTCCGACTTCGCGGAGCGCGCGACCAGGTGGGCGCGCGACGTCGTCGCCGGCGAGATCCTCGCCGGGAAGTTCGTCAAGGCCGCATGCCAGCGTCACCTCGACGACCTGGCGCGGAGCGAGCGCGAGGCGAAGTGGCCGTACCGATTCGATCGCGACAAGGCCGCGCGGATCTGCGAGTTCAAGGAGCTCCTGCCGCACATCAAGGGCGACTGGGCGAAGCCGCAGCTGCATGACGGGCGCGTGGTCTACCCGAAGATCAAGCTCGAGGACTGGCAGGTCTTCTGCAATGCGCTGCTGTTCGGCTGGGTGCTGAAGGATTCGGGCCTGCGGCGCTTCCGCCGCGGTTACATCGAGGTCGGACGGAAGAACACGAAGAGCACCGACCTGGCGGGGACCGGGCTCTACCTCCTGGCTGCCGACGGAGAGCAGGGCGCGGAGGTGTACACCTTCGCGACCAAGAAGGACCAGGCGAAGATCGTCTGGGAGGTGGCGCGCGAAATGGTGAGGCGCGAGCCCGAGTTTAAGACGCTCGGGATCGGCTTCAATCAGAGCCGGATCTACAACGCGCTGAGCGCCGGCTTGTTCCAGCCGCTCGCGCGCGACTACGGCTCGCTCGACGGCCTGAACACCAGCGGCTTCATCGGCGACGAGCTGCACGCGCAGAAGGATCGCCGGCTCTACGACGTGCTGGACAGCTCGACGGGCGCGCGATCGCAGCCGCTGGGCGTGGGCATCACCACTGCGGGCACCGACCGCTCCGGCGTGTGCTACGCGCAGCGCAGCTACGTCATCAAGCTGCTGAACGCGGTGCTGCACCGGCACGAGGGCATGGGCTTCAAGGTGAAGGGCGGGCGCGCCGAGGACGAGACCTACTTCGGCATCATCTTCACCCTCGACGTCGAATATGCCGACGGGCGAGACGACGACGAGTGGTCGGACGAGCGCTTCTGGGCGAAGGCCAACCCGATGCTCCAGGCGACGCACAACGCCCAATATGCGAAGACGCTGCTCGAGGACCTGCGCGCCTCGGCTCAGAAGGCGCGCACCATGCCTTCGGAGCAGTCCGAATTCCGCACCAAGCGATGCAGCCAATGGCTCGGCGCCGACATCGCCTGGATGGACATGGTGGCTTACGGGAAATGCGGGGATTCGGCACTCCGTGAAGAACAGTTCAAGGGCGCGGATTGCGTGGTCGCCCTCGATGCCGCTTTCAAGACCGACCTCTTCGCCAAGGTCAAGGTCATCGAGAAGGGCGGCGTCTACAACGTCTTCTGCAGGTTCTACGCGCCGCGCCGGCTGATCGAAATGAAGGGCAACGAGCACCTGCAGTCCTGGGCTAACGAGGGGCTGATCGAGGTGACCGACGGCCCGGTGGTGGATATCGAGGCGGTGCGCGACGGCCTGCGCGCTGACGCGGCCCTGCAGGTCGTGAAAGAGGTGCCGTTCGATCCGGCGCAGCTCACGCAGTTCGCCGGCGAGATGCTCGAGGAAGGATTCCAGATGGTCGAGATCCGTCCGACCGTCCTGAACTTCAGCGAGCCGATGAAGCGCATCGAGGAGCTGGTGCTCAACGGGGCCGACCCCAAGCGCCGGCCCGGCACGCCCTATTTGCGGCATGACGGCAATCCGGTGCTCGAGTGGATGATGTCCAACGTGGTCTGCCATCGCGACCACAAGGACAACATCTACCCGAACAAGGAAAAGCCAGAGAACAAGATCGACGGCGTCGTATCGCTGTGCATGGCGCTCGCGCGGCTGCAGGTGAAGCCGGAGAGCACCGTCATCACCCAGGGCTTCGTGGAGGTCTAGGCATGGCGCTCGTCCAGACGTCTGCACTCGTGGAGGCCTGATGCTCGAGCGACTCGGCGCCGCCTGGCGCGCGCTCCGCGGAGCGAATCTGCCGGCCATCCGCAACGACGGCTTCGGCCTGCAGGATCTCGACAAGATGCTCGAGATCTTCAACATCACGCCCACGGCGAGCGGGCAGCAGGTGAATTCGAAGACGGCGCTGCGCGTCGCGGCCGTCTACGCCTGCTATCGGCTCATCGTCGGCACGCTGTCTACGCTGCCCCTGCCGGTGTATCGCAGCACCGACGACGTTCCGGAAAGGCAGCCCGACCACCCGCTGACCTGGCTGCTCAACAGCGAGCCCACGCCGCTCATGCCGGCGGCGATGTTCTGGGACTACACGCTCGGCTCCAAGCTGATGCGGGGCGACGGCGTCGCCCACATCGTGCGCGACAAGGCGCTGAACGTGACCGAGATCATCCCGATGGACTCGAATTTCACGTTCATCGAGCGGCGCGAGAACGAGCTGGTCTACTGGTATCAGGACAATTACGCGCCGGGCGGGGCGCGGCGTTACGGCCTGACGCAGGACGAGGTGCTGCATTTCCCCGGCTTCGGCTGGGATCCGCTGCGCTTCGGCGCGGGCTGGCTGAAGGGCATGTCGGTCATTGGCAACGCCGCATTCCAGGCGACTGGCAACGCGCTGGCGATGGACGATTATAGCGGCCGGTTTTTCGCGAATGGCGCCGACCCCTCGATGACGATCGAGGTGCCCGGGAAGATGGACGAGGAGCAGCTCGGGCGTTTTCGCACGATGCTCAAGGCAAGGACCGCGGGCGCCGCGATGCGGACGCCGCTGATCCTCACCGAAGGCGTCAAAGCGAATCCGATGAGCGTCACCGCAGTCGACGCACAGCTGAATGAGGCGCGGCTCTATACCGTTGCGGACATCGCGCGCGCTTTCGGCGTGCCGCCGGTGATGATTGGCGAGCAGTCGAAGACCAGCGCCTGGGGCACGGGGATCGAGCAGCTCGCGATCGGCTTCGTCAAATATTGCCTGCAGCCGCATTTGACGCAGATCGAGCAGGAGATCAACCGGAAGTGTTTCAAGATCAGCCGCTACTACGTCGAGTTCAACGTCAACGGGCTGATGCGCGGCGATTCCAAGGCGCGCGCCGAATACTATCGGGCCGCCCTAGGCGGTGCTCAAGGCCCGGGCTGGATGACGCAGAACGAAGTGCGGCGGTTCGAAAACCTGCCGAAGGACATAGATCCCAAGAGCAGCAAGCTTTTCATTTCCGCCACGCCTGCCGCGGCGGCATAACCAGGAGCTGACAATGCCCAACCCGCAGCTTAGACCGCAGCCGCCGCGCCTCCTGCAGCTCATTCGCGACAATGTCGCGCATCCGCGCGCGCTCGAGGTCAAGGCCGAGGGCGACGAGGCCACGGTCTACCTCTACGGCGTGATCGACAGCTATTACGGCGACATCAAGGCGGCGGACTTCGTCAAGGCGCTCGCCGAGCTCACGGCGCCGACGATCCATCTGCGCATCAACTCGCCGGGCGGCGATGTCTTCGACGCGCGCGCCATGGCGACCGCCATCCGCGGGCACAAGTCGAAGGTGATCGCGCATATCGACGGCTGGGCCCTATCGGCCGCGACCACCATCGCGATCGCCGCGGCCGAGGTCGAGATCGCCGACGGCAGCTTCTTCATGATCCACCAGGCCTGGACGTTCGCCTACGGCAACGCCAACGATCTGATCGAAACGGCGGACCTGCTGGAAAAGATCGACGCTACACTCGCGGCCGATTACGGCCGCAAGACCAAGAAGTCGAACGAGCAGATCGTCCAATGGATGGCCGATACGACCTGGTTCAACGCCCAGGAGGCGGTCGACGCGGGTTTCGCCGACCGTGTGTTCAAGGGCGCCGAGCCGGCGGCCGATGCGGCCGCCGCCAATCGCTGGGATCTGTCCTGTTATCCGAAGGCGCCGAAGGCTGCGGAGAAGCCGCCGGCGGCCGCGGCGGATCCCGAAGGCACCCGCCTGGTCGCCAAACGCGCCGAGCTCGACCGCAAGCTCAAGCTCTACCAACGAACATAGGCCGCCTCACGCCGTGTAGCGCCGCCTCCGGGCGGCGTTTTCATTTCCATCACTGAAAGGAAAGACATGAATCCGATGCAAGCACTTCGCGAACGCCGGGCGGCCCGCGCGCAGGACGCCGCCAAGATTCTCGCCGATCACCCGGCGGACAAGTGGACCAAGGACGCCGAGGGCAAGGTCGACGCGATCTACGCGGAGATCGAGTCCATCGACGGCCAGCTCGCGCGCCACCAGCGGCTGCTCGACCTCGAGGCCGACGACAAGGTCAAGTCGACCGACGTCGTCAACAAGATCAAGCTCGGCAAGCTCGGCGACGTCGATCCGCTCTCGCCCAAGGCGCTCTTCAACCGCGTCTGCCGCGTCGGCGTCAAGGGCCTCGAGGACGACGAGCTGCAGATCTGGAACACCCTCTCCACCACCACCGGCTCGCAGGGCGGCTTCACCGTGCCCTCGCTGATCTCGAAGAACCTGTTCGACGCGATGAAGGCCTACGGCGCGATGCGCTCGGTGGCCGAGCTCATCCCGACGGCCGACGGCAAGCCGCTGTCCTTCCCGACCTCGGACGGCACGGCGGAAACCGGCGAGTGGATCGCGCAGAACATCACCGCGACCGCGCTCGATCCGAGCTTCGGCTCCGTCTCGCTCAACGTCTTCAAGGGATCCTCGAAGATCGTCGCCGTGCCGATCGAGCTGCTGCAGGACTCGATCGTCGATATGGAAGGCTTCGTCGGCAACCGCCTGGCGCAGCGCCTCGGGCGCCTGGGCAACACCGCCTTCACCGTCGGCACCGGCACCACCCAGCCGGACGGCATCGTGCCGAAGGCCTCCGCGGGCAAGGTGGGCATCGTGGGCCAGACGCTGACGATCATCTACGACGACCTGGTCGACCTGATCGCCGCCGTGGATCCGGCCTATCGCGGGCCGCAGGCCTCGTTCATGGCGAGCGACTCGCTGCTCAAGGTGATCCGCAAGCTCAAGGACACCGCCGGCCGTCCGCTGTGGACGCCCAGCTATGACGCGGGCATCCGCTTCGTCGGCCAGGACGCGACGCAAGTCGGCGCGTACCAGCAGGGCGGATACAACGGCCAGGCACGCGCCGCGGTATACGACTACCTCATGAACTACCCGGTGTGGGTCAACAACGACATGGCGGTGCCCGCGGCCAACGCCAAGACGCTGATCTTCGGCGATCTGTCGTACTACAAGATCCGCGACGCGATGGATGTGTCCATGTTCCGCTTCACGGACTCGGTCTACACCACGCTCGGCCAGGTGGGCTTCCTCGCCTGGTGCCGCATGGGCGGCAACCTGGCGGACGTCAACGCCGTCAAGTACTACCAGCACTCGGCGACGTAAGCCGCAGCAGCGAAGAGAAAAGGGCGGCTCCGGCCGCCCTTTGTTTTTACCTCATTTCCACAGGAGGGCCCATGGCCCGCGTCAAAGCCCGCATTCTGGCCGACACCACGATCGACGGCGTCGGCTACAAGGTCAACCAGGTCGTCGCCTTCGACGAGAAGCACGCCGAGCAGCTCAAGGAGGCCGGCGCGATCGACACCTCGGCCGCGGCGGTCAAGTACTGCGTCGAGGAGCTCGACGCCGAGCCGGTCGAGCACGCCGCCGCCGAGGCCAAACCCGCGGCGAAGACCAAGAAGAAGTAGCCGTCCAGACGTCTGCACCGCATGGATCCCTGGTTCACCGAGGGCACGGCCGACAGCAAGCGCGAGGCGAGCGAGAACGTCGCGCTGGGCATCCGCGGCACGCCGGGGATCGTGAATTCGCAGCGGTACATCGATGCGGTCGATGCGGCGATCGCCACGCTGCCGGATCCCGCGAAGGGCGAGGCCGTCTCGATCCGCGCGCAGATGAAAAGCAGCCTCGACGGACAGCCGGTTCAGCTCTTCCATATCGAAGTAGCTATTTTCAGGAAAGGAACTCCATGAGAGTCCATGCATCCGCCACCGGCACGAGCAAGAAGGACGTGCTCGCCAAGATCAAGCCGCAGCTGAAGACCGCGCAGAACCACCTGCAGGAGATGGAGGCGATCGAGCCGGGCGACAAACAGCGCCACAAGCCCGCCGAGGGCGTGTGCGCGAATCCGCACGCCGACTGGATCTACGAGCAGATCGCCAAGCAGGTCGAGACCCTGCCGGACGTGAAGGACCGGCTCTACCGCGTCCTGGCGAACGTCGACCTTCCGCCGGGCGACCTGGCCGAGTACTCGAGCGTCGCGGTGACCTGCGACATCATCAAGCCGAACTAGGCCGCCGGCGCCCGTCCCCCGACCGTTCCCATTTCCTGAAGGAGAGCCTCATGGGCAACCGCATCCTCGTCAACCGCGACAACGTCACGCCGACCGGCGGCAACGATCTCTTCACCTACGTCTCGGCCTCGGCGCGCCGCGCTCGCCTGCGGCAGTTCACCGCCGTCGGCGCCGGCACGACCTCGGCGGCGCAGCGCTTCACCGTGGCGCGCGCCGACACGGCGGGCATCACCCCCGGCGGCGCGATCACGCCGACCAAGTTCGATCACAGCGAGCAGGCCGCCGCGGTGGGCGTCATCGACACCACCTGGGGCACGCAGCCGGTGATCAATGCCAACAACGGCGAGCAGGTCGGCTTCAACGCGCTCGGCGGCAGCAACCGCTGGGTGCCGCCGGGTGGCGCCGGCCTCGAGGTGCGCAACGCCGAGAACCTGTCCTTCCGCGCCAATTCGGGCCCGACCTGGCAGGCGGTTTCGGCCTCGGCGGTCATCGAGGAAGACTGATCGCGGCGGCTAAAGGCGTTGAGCTGCGACCCCATAGGCCCGCGGAAAAGGAAGCCCGGGGTTTTGTTCCTCGGGCTTTGCGAGTTTTGCGCGACCTCGCTCTATTGGATGCCGGAGCTGCTACCGCAGTCCAACGGCATGAATTTGCTCGTGTGCGCGCGCTGCGCGGCAGCGGCGAGGGCGCAGCAACAATAAGGATGGCAGCATGAGGCACGCGATACTCGGTACGGTCCTGGCTTTGCTGGCCGCAGGCGCGCAGGCGCAGCTCGTCGTGGACGCGCCGGCGGCGTCGCTGCGCGCGCCGTTCTCGGAGACGCAAGGCGCGACGGTAACGATCAAGGTGCAACTCGAGTCGCTGAACTCGAGCGGAGCGCCCACGCTCACCGGCTCGGCGGTCACTGTGTCGCCCAGCATCGGCTCGGATCCCGTCCTGTTCCTCGACCTTCCCGGAAACAAGACGGCCGCCGTTTCCGCCGTGTCGCTGCGCGCGACCGTCACGCTCCCGGGCCTCGTAGGCTGGCAACCGATCACCGCGACGACCCGCTTCCCGTTCTCGGCGGCGGTCTCCGTTCCGGCAGGGAAGAAGCTCGGGTGCCGCTACGATATGCCCAGGCAAGACCTGAACTTCGACATCCCGACGCTCTCGGTGACGTTCCCGCCTCCCGGGCAGGGGCACCTGCGGTGCGCGCCCGGCGTCCTCGCGAGCACCATCCCTGCCTTCACGTCTCCGCCAGCTCCGGTGACGCCGCCGACGCTGACGTGGACGACGATCGCGTCGCAGCACGGCACCTTCACGCTGACGACGTCGACGGCCGTGCGCTACGGTGAGATCGCGACGAACCGCTTCGTGCAGCAGACGCTCGCGCCGGGCAGCTATATCTGTGACAACGCGCAATTCACGGATCCGGCGCCGGGCGTCGACGCGAAGGTTTGCCAGATTCAGAAGTGAAGGATGTACCTCCCGACGTATAGCTCGTCCTTCGCTGGGACGGAGAATGCGCTTCGCGAAATACCGGCCGGGGTCTCGGCGATCCCGGCATGGCTCAACGGAGCGGCAGATGCCGTCAGCTGGACGAACTGTCAGAAAGGCGCGCTCTCAGGGGGTGGAAATGGCGCGTTCGGTACTCAGGTCCCAGGAGGGTTCGACGACTCGACCGCGATAATCAATCCGGCGTTTCAGCAATTCACGCCTGATCAGGAAGTGACGATCGTCATCGGATCCTCGGGGGCTCCGACGGCGCGTGAGGTCGAGATCAGGCTCAGGAGCCAGCTCGATCTGACGCCGTCTCCCGGCGGAAATAATCGCGGATACGAGATCGACCTCCTGAGTAGCAATCAGATCTCGCTCGTCGTGTGGCTCGGCGCGCTCGGAGGCTTCGCCTTCCTGGGGGGCTTCAACGGGTCGACGTTCTCCGGCATGGACATGGCGGACGGGACGATCTGGTACGCGAGCATCATCAAGACGGTTATCACGGTCAAGTGCACGCCGATCTCGACCGGCGTGACGACGACGATCCTGACCTACGACACGGCGAACGACGACGTAATCTGGACGCGAGGCAATCCGGGGATCGGTTTCTTCGCGAACACGGGCGCGACGGCGAGCAACACGTTCGGCATAAAAAGTTTCGTGGCGAACTCGCTCGGCGATACAACGACGCCGACGATTGTTCAGAGTTCTTACACGACGCAGGACGGGAACGTGGTCGATAACATTTCCACGACCTTGACCGGCGTCGCCCCGGGAAGTCTCATCCTGGCTCACGTCGGGAACGACAACACCGGGAACCCGTCGGTCGCGATCGACGGCTTCCGTATAGCCGACGGGCCGAGGTTCGATCCGCCGAACAATCAGTCCGGCTATGTCTTCTACCGCGAGAACGCCCCTCAGGGCGCAATGCCGGTGAAGGTGAAATTGAGCGCGGCGCAGTCGACGGTGAGACTGCGCGTCTACGAGATCTCGGGGATCGCGCTATCGAACGCTTTCGACTCGGCGGTCGGTCGGAGTCAGAACACTCCGGGGACCGGCGCGGATGCGGTCTCCTCCGGCGCGTCGGCACCGACGGGAAATGCGAATGATTTTGTGGTCGGGCTTTCGCAGAACACGGCGGAGCTCGACCCCGGAACCGGGACTATCACGGCAGGTACCGGGTTCACTCAGGCCGGTCCGTCGAAGAACATCATGACTGGAGAGCGGAAGCTCGTCACGTCGACGGGCCAGCAGACGGCTATCTTCACGCAGAGCGTCAACAATAATCGCGTCACCCATGTGGTCTCGTTCAGAGCGGCATCGGCGGCGTTGGCCGTCGTCCCCGGTTTCCCTAGATGGGCAGCCCGACTAGGAAAGTGAAGAAATGATCCAGATTTCCGGCGCGAGCGAGAAGCTCCAGATCGTCACGGCATTGGCGACGGCGACGCTCGACGTTCAGGTCGACGCCGCGAAGTGGGATACGACGACCGGCCAACCTACGGCAGCGTCGCCGTACAACCAATGCACCACGATCGCCGGCGCTGCGACCACCGACGTCCTGGCGGCAGCGGGCGGCGGTCCGCCGCTGCTCGCCTCGAGGGTGAAGGCGATCGTCGTCACGAACACCCACGCCACGCTGGCGCAGACCTTCAATCTTCAGCGGATCCTCTCCGGTCCGACGACGTTCAAGTACAAGACCATCACGTTGCAGCCGAACGAGATGGCGATCATGAACGAGAACGGCGTCTGGTTCGTCTATGACGCGACCGGCGCAGTGAAAGGCACCGCGCAGGGGCCGGTAGACGTGCAGGTGTTCACCGCGACCGGCGCGAATACCTGGACGAAGCCGACGACGTTCACGCCCAAGACGACCATCATCAAGATCTGGGGCGCCGGCGGCGGCGGTGGTGGGGGCGCTTCGCTCGCGACGGCGGTGGTGGCGCACGGCGGCGCAGGCGGCGGCGGTGGCGCATACAACGAGCTGACGGTGGCCACGTCCGATCTGGGCGCGACCGTCACGGTCACGATCGGCGCGGGCGGCACTGCCGGCGCGGCGAGCACCGCGGGCGCGGCCGGCGGCGACGGCGGCGCTGGCGGCACCACGACATTCGGGAGCCTGCTGTCGGCTTTCGGCGGCGGCGGCGGTCGCGGCGGCGCGATCTCGGCCGCGGTGGGCGGCGGCGGCGGTGGCGGCGGGACGACGAGCGCCGGCGGCACGGGCACGACCTCGGCCGGCACGCCTGGCGGTCCCGCTCCGCACGGCACGGCGGCGAGCGGCACGCAGAATTCGACTGGCACAGAAGGCGCGATCGGCACGGTCGCCGTGCCGACCACGAACCAGAATTGCGCGGAATACGGCGGCGCCGGCGGCTGCGGTGCGGCCGCGACTCCGGTTGCCGCCGGTCTCGGCGCGAGCTCGCTCTTCGGCGGCGGCGGCGGCGGCCAGGGCGGCTCGCACAGCGCGACCCCGGCCATCATTGCGGGCGGCGCTGGCGGCGCCTCTGCTTCCTACACGGTGGGCGGCGGCGGCGCGGTCGGAACCGATGGCGCGTCTCCGACAGTCGGTACGAACGGCACGGACGGCGATTCCACGAAGGGCGGCGCCGGCGGCGGTGGTGGCGGCACAACGGTCACCGCTTCGACCAACGGCCGGAACGGCGGCAATGGCGGCCGCGGCGGCGGTGGTGGTGGTGGCGGCGGCGTGGGGCAAAACCCCGGTGTCGGCGGCGCCGGCGGCGTCGGAGGCAACGGCTACGCGGTGGTGATCTCGTTCTAGCGCCGTGAGCCGCGCTGGCATCTTCGATCCGGCGCTTGCGCCGCAGGGTGTCTTCGATCCGGCGCTCGACAACGCCGGGATTTTCGCCGAGGACTTCGTCCCGGGCGCGACCACTGTCGCGGACGATGTCGAGGCGCGCGGCGTCCTGGATGCCGAGGCAGCGCCCGATGCGGTAATCGTCGAATCCGATTTCGTCGACGTCACGGTCGATGCGCCGGTCGTGCAGGACGACGTCGAGGCGCGCACGGTCGTCGACGCCGAGGCGTGGACGGCGGAGGAAGCGGCCGCCGGCGAGATCTCGCAGCCGCCCGACGAGGTCGAGGTCCTGGCCGACATCGTCGCGGCGGAGCTCGGGCCCGACGACGAGGTCGTCGCGTCGGCGGAGCTGCAGGGGCTGGATGAGGTCGAGGTCCTGGCCGACGTCGTCGCGGCGGAGCTCGCGGCCGATGACACGCCGGTCGATTCGGATTTCCAGGATGTCGTCGTCGACGCGCCGGTCGTGCAGGACGACGTCGAGGCGCGCGGTGTCTTCGATGCGGATATTCCGCCCGACGACGTCGTCACGGAGTCCGATGCGCAGGAGCCGGTAGTCGCGGCCGCCGTGGCGGCCGACGACGTCGAGGCGCGCGGTGTCATCGACGCGGAGGCGGTTCCCGACGCCGACGCGCTCGAGGGCGAGGCGCAGCAGGGGCCCGACGATGTAAGCGTTCCAGAAGAGGCGATCGCGGCGCAGCTGCCGCCCGAGGAGGATCTCTCCGCGGCGCAGGGCGAGATCGCCGCGATCGTCGACCAGGTCATCGCGGTCGCGGATCTGATCGAGGCGATCGGCGACGGGCTCGAGCTGCTCGATCCGCTGGTTGAATCGCTCGACCAGGCGGATCCGGTTTTCGGGGCGCCTGTCGTGACTGCATCAGCCGGCCAGACGACGCGGCCGGTGCCGGATGAGGAAGGCGGTCGTTTCGCGCAGACCGGCGGCTCGAGGCCTGCGCAGACCGGCGGCAGCCGGCCCGCGTCGGGCGGCGGTTCGCGCGGCCGAGTAACGCACTGAGGAGGTTCGATGTCCCGAAAGCTGATCACCGCGCCCGCTAACGAGCCGATCCTGCTGGCCGAGACGAAGACGCATGCGCGCATCAGCACCGCGACCGACGACGCGCTCGTCGGCACGATGATCGCTGCGGCACGCGAGGAGGTCGAGAACGAGCTCGGGCGCGCGCTGATCACGCAGACCTGGGAGAAGTATCTCGACGCCTTTCCGTCGGCGATCGAACTGTTCTACCCGCCGGTGCAGTCGATCGTGAGCGTGAAATACAACGACAGCACCGGCGCGCTGCAGACGCTCGATCCGAGCCAGTACATGCTCGACGACAAGCAGGAGCCCGCCTGGATCGTGCCCGCGGTGGGCGTGAGCTGGCCGGCGACGCGCGACCAGGTCAACGCGGTCACGGTGCGCTTCACCTGCGGCTATGGCGACGACAGCACCAAGGTGCCGAACGCCATCCGCAACTGGATGCTGCTGCGGGTCGGCGCGCTGTACGAGAACCGCCAGATGGTGACGATGGAGGCCGGGCGCGTGAACGTGGCGGCGCTGCCGGCGCAGTTCATCGACCGGCTGCTCGACCGCTACCGCATCGCGGTGCTGGCGTGAACATCGGCACGCTCGATCGCGAGATCACGCTGCAGTTCAAGACCGACGGCCAGACCGGATCCGGCGAGCCAACCGAGACCTGGGGCGGCGATTCGGTGGTGTGGTCGCAGGTGACGCCGCTGTCGGGACGCGAGTACTACGGGCTGCTGGCGCAGCAAGTCGTGGCGGACGAAATGCTGGTGTTCCGCATCCGCTGGCGGGCCGACGTGCGCCCGGGCACGGCGCGGGTGCGGCAGTACCTGGGGCGCGACTACAACATCCGGCGCGTGGCCGAGATCGGGCGCCAGGAGGGGCTGGACGTGTACGCGGATACGGCGGTCGCTTAGATGACCTACGAGCACATCCATGGCGTCGACGAGGTGATTAGGCGCCTGCGCGAGTTCCCGGTGAAGTTCGAGCAGAACATCGTCCGCGGAGGCCTGCGGGCGATGGCGGTGGTCGTGCAGACGTTTGCACGGCCGCTGGTGCCGGTCGGCCGCGGGGTGATCCACCCGGGCGCGAGCGCGTCGCTGGCGGACACGCTACGGGTGTCGACTTATCGCGTCGGCCAGCAGATGGTCGCCTCGGTGAAGGTCGGCAACATCCGCAAGGGCGTGTTTTACGCGCACATGGTGCTGGGCGGCACGCGGCCGCACCTGATCCGCGCGCGCGGCCAGGGGATGCTGCGGCTGTCCGGCGGCACGTTCGTCAAGCAGGTGCAGCATCCGGGGGCGCGGCCGAATCCGTTTCTCGACGTCGCGTTCAACGCCTCGCGCGATGCGGCGGTGCGCGCCGGCTTCGATTACGTCACTGACCGCACGAAGAAGCTGATCCA